CTTAACATAGTTTACATAGTCATGAGGTAATATCATGGTTAAACTAGGTGGCACATCTATTTCTTGTGATTTTTCGCACTTTAATGTATCATAACTTAATTCTTGTAATGCCCTTTGCGCAAAGAAAGAAACATTATTTCTTTTAATTTTAGGTATAATTTTATCTTCACCAACATAAGAAATCATAAAATTATTTACAATATCTTTTAGTGTTATAAACTGATAATTACCATAGTTGCTACCTTGATAATACGATTGTTGAGTTTGATTAAATAATCCCATTTATTATGATTTTTCTTGTGAAACATTTTTTACGTCTTCTCCGCTAGCTATTCCATATAAGGAATTATCTCTTAATATTATACCCGCTAATGCTAGTATTTTTATTACAAGTTCTGTTTCTTCTGATTCATGTAATTCAAAGTTTGTGGAATTACCCGCGTCGTAAGTTCCTGTTACTGAATGTGCTGCCCATGAAACAGAAGCAGGTTGTTTTATGTAGTTACACGTAACACCTGAAGTTTTTTGCTCTAACGCGCCTGCTGCATTCTTGCCATAAACTTTTATTCCATTTTCATCTCTAATATATATAGGAAAATCATTGTTAGGTTGTGCAAGAGGAGCTTGCGTTATGTAGATATAATCTTTTTGACTTATAGATTCTGCCTCAGCGCCATTAAAAACTACTGAACCTAATCTATATAAATCTGAGGGTAATGTTGTTCCGCTATTAACAGCTTGTCCAACTTTTTCAAATACACTTATTTTTTCTTCTAAAATATCAATCATATCAGAATATTCCGTATCATTACCCGGTATCCTTAAAAATTGATTAATATCATAAAAATATTGCTCAAATATATCTAATTGAGCTTGATTTGCTAAATAATTAAACTCTTGGGCCGTTATAAAACCCCTTTGTTCTTTATTCGTTATAGCTAATACCCTTTGGTATACTGTATTTACATTTACACTCATTATATTTTTATTATAGGTTAAAGACCTGCAAAAGCAGGCCTCTTTACCTACAATTGCTTACTTTAATTTTTTTTCAACTGTTTGATATACTTCAATACCTTCGTCAGTTTTAAAGTATGCCGCTAAAGCTGAATATGGGTTTTCATCGAATGGAACTGTTATTAGTTTTCTATCGTTTGTTCCCCACATAAATGTTCTTTGATCATTAGAAAGTTTAATTATATTAGCTTCAACAGCTTTTATACCAACATTTCTAATATTTATGTTTTCGTCCTGAGCTAATTCTAAGAATAGTTGGGGATTTTTCCTAGCGAATAGTAATAAATCTCTTTTAATCTCCTTAGAAGTCATCATAGATACATTATTTCCAACCTCAGACCTTAATATTGCCTCAGCATGATCAATTTCTATTTGTTGTGCTAGATTTAAAGCTTCTATTTCAATTTCCAAATAGCTAATATCATCTTCTGCTATTTGTACAGGATTATACTCTTCAAAAGTTCTTCCATTATCTTTATGATATTCAAGAAATTTTTGTAAAGTTTGTTTTTCTTTTGGTACGAAAAGTTGACCATCTCTAAAAACAATATGACTTAATCTTTCAGGGCCTTTCATTTCGTCTACAAATATTGTTTTTTGATTTTCACAATATTTAATTTCTCTTTCGTAACCCTTTTTTTCGTCATACCATAACATACCTCTTGATTTTAATATATATACAATAGGTGTTTTTTGTAATGTTAATTGGTAAACTTTATCTTTTATTTGTGGTACAGCTTTTTTAGGCTGCTCAGTAGCCACTTCTACTTTTTTATTTTTTGCCATGATATAATATAATAAAAATTAATAAAAATAAAGGGCAGGGTGCCGAAGCACCCGTTCCTTTAAATTAAGTATTAAGAGTTGAATAATACAAAGTTATTTGCTGCTTGTACTACTAAACATCTTTCTGACAGATAGTGAACTTCCATCTTATCATCACCAGTTGTAGATGCACCACCTACTGAACCAGTAATCCAAGATTTCATTTTTCTATCATCAGTTTCAGAAGCTCTATATCTTATGTGTAAGAAAGGTCTTCTAACGTTTTTACCTAGTTGCTGATCATATACTGAAGATGTACCAGCTGGAATTAAAATACCGCTTAATCCTCCAACTAAACCTCTTGTAGAAGCATCATTTAGATATTTCCAGTCAGTTTTGTAAAAGTCATAAGAACCTCTTCTAAATCCAGAAAATCCTAAGTTCAATGCCATATCTTCTGAGTTTTCAAATACTCCGTAAGATAAACCACCTGTAACATGAGGATTTAAGCCAGCTAATAAGTCATCAAAATAAAGATTTGCATCTCTATTTAAGAATAACATATTTTCTTCAATTGCTCCTTGCTTGTCTAGTTCTTTAAGTAATAAATCAAATTCAGGTAATTTATCTGCTGCTGGTGTACTAGAATCAAATTGATTTGTAGCTACAATACCTCTTGAAGAAACCGCAGAGAATAAACCTTCTGAACCATCTACACCTGAACCCACTTCTGAGTTTGCTGTAGCTGTGCCAGATACGTTTTTCTTTTCAGCTTCAATCATTGACATTTCTAAGTAGTCTTCATATCTAACTCTTGTGTCGCCTTCAGCTTTTAAATACCATAAATATCCTGTTTGTCCAGATTCTCCAGAAACTTCTACCCAACCGATTTGAGCTGTGTCAGAACCAGAAACTTCATAGTGATCTTTTATAATCATTGGTTTGTTTGTAAAAGATTTGAAGTTAGGCTCTACAGCTTCAGTCATACTAGCAGATCCTTTTGCAAATTCAGAACCATAAACAAAGAACTTTATGGATTGATTAGAATCATTTGTAATACCGCTTAAGTCTCCTGGAGTTTGTGCTCCATAAGGCTTAATAGTTAATTCATTAGTAGCGTTTTCAACACCAGCAGATACTAGCGCTTTAAACACCACTCCCTGAACAACGGCTACTACAGCAGCGCCTTTTCTTACCGCGTGCGCTTCAGTTGCTCCAGAATCAATACCAGTAATTGAACTAATTGTTCCAGTGCCTGTAGCTATAGTACCATTATATGCTAAGTGTAATCTACCTTGCTCAGACCAAATAACTTGATCAGAAGCCATAGGCATTTCAGCACCTACCATTTTCAAGAATGAAGATACAGTTCTATTTCCATATCTTTCAACTTCTTGCTCATATAATTCAGGTAAATACTGTTGTGCCCAGTTTACTCCACCTGAATGAAAATTTAGATAGTTAGACGCTAACGTTGCTTTTTGCACCGCAGGCGTTACTATCCCACCGGCCGCAGGACCGGAAAATGAAACGTTTGTTGCCATTTATTTAAATTTTTAAAGGTTAATAATTTTTAAGTTTTAATTTTAACCCTGATGAAGTGTCACCACCTATTACTTTAGCTTTAATACCAGTACCTTCAACCGGTTTAAAACCAGATCGAGGGTCCATATTGATATTTTTAGCAGACTTAACAGATTCTTTAATAGCATCTGCCTTGCCTTGTTCGTAAAAGTGCTGAGCAATTGCATCAGCGTTCATGCCTGTAAATAAAGCTTTGTGATAACCTGCGGCGTCATTCATAACGTTATTACTATCTAAGAACCTCTTAGCAAAGTTATTTATATCGCTTTGTGTTTCTTTTACTTGATTTACATTTTTGACATTAAACCTATATTTTTTTTCTCCAACCTTATATTCAAAACCTTTGAATTGATTATTAAAAAAAGTATTGGTTTTATTGTTAAACGCATCTCTTTGAGACTTGTTTATTTTTTCAGCTTCTGCACTTTCTTTATTATATCTATTAAAAAAGTCCATTGCTTTTTGCTGCTCAGGCGTTAACTTAGAGCCAGCTTTAATTTCTTTATAATAATTAGCTTTTTGTCCTTCAAGATGATTTTTTGCCGCAGCAACTTCTTCTTTAAATGCTAATTTTTTTCTTTTAATGAATTTGGCGTCATCAACTTCTTCGTCATATGAAAATTTATCTTCTATTAAAAATGCAATTTCATCTGCCGATAAATGAGGTTTTGATTGAGTGTAGTACTCATGCAACAAATCCATGTTTTCAAATTTTTCGTAGTCTTTATTAAGCGCTACATAATCTTCTAAAGTACCTCCTGTTTCATTCATAAACTTTACTAAGTCCATAATGTTTTCAGGATATTCTACAGGTTCCTGTGTTTCTTCTTCCTGTAATACTTCTTCTTGTTCCGGTGCGGGGTTGGTAACTTCATCGCTTCCTGCCACTCCTGTCTCGTTAGTATTATCTGTTTCATTGGTTTCATCGGTTATTTCTTCTATTATTGGTATTTCTTCTTCTTGCGTATCCCGCACATCTCCATCGCTGTCTTCTTCTCCGGTAGGGTTTTCAATTTGTTCTTCGGAGTTTCCTTCTTGAACTTCTCCGCTATTTTCGGATTCGTCGCGTATAGGAACCTCATCTGTGCTTTGCTCTGGAACGGCATCTGTTTTTTCTTTTTGTTGTTCTTCTTGATTTACGGGTGGTTTTGAAAGGTCCACTTTGTACATCTGCGATTCTTCATCAAACCCAGAATTTTTTTGTACAACCTCTTCTTTTTCTTGTATAGACTTTTCTTCAGTCTCTACAACTTTAGCTTCAATTTTTTCTGCCATAATAAAATATTATATAATTATACAATTTATATATTACTTAGGTTCAAACGCACCTAAGCCAAAATCACCGCTTAATATATCGTTGCCAGCTGATTCAAAACTTTTAGGCGGTGTATTATTTTTTCTTTGTTCTATAAGTTCACTTTGCTGGCTAGCTTGTATTTTAGTTCGTTCGTCTTTACGATCTTCTTTTTTATTTATTTTTTCAGATTCATTCATGGACTTTGCTTTTGCTAGTTCCATATTCATTTGAAATTCTAATTGCATTAAATCTTTTTTCATATTAGCTTCTGACTGCATTTTTTCCATGTCAAATTGTGCTTTAGCCTGCTCTAATTGAATTTTACTTTGAGTTAATGCTTGTTGTTTTTGTACTTCTGCAGCTGCTGCAACCTGTTGTGATTGTGCATTAGCTTGAGCTTGCGCTTGTATATTTTGTTGCTGTATAAGTTGATCGTTTTCTTTTTTCTTTTTTCTTCTTAATTTTAAAAGCTGATTAGCTAATTTAAGATTTTTAGTTTGACGAATATCAATAGCGTCTTCTAGTTCAATATTATTTTGTGCTATTGCAACTTGAATATTATTTTCAAGTAATTGTTTTTCTTCTTCATCTGGTTCTAATTCTATGAATATTCCAAAATCATGTAAATGCAATTCGGTTAATTCTTTTAATGTGCCCACATTATGTGCACCAATACTTTGAATAAACGCATTTGCCGTAGGAGAATATTCTAATACATCTGCTATTCTTAATGATATTTTTTCTGCAGTTTCTGCCGTTAAGAACAATCCGCTTTGTAAAATATGTCTAGTTGCGGTATTACTATTAGCCGCTGCTAATTTTTGCAATCCTACTAAAGCATTTTTATCAGGTGTACTTGCATCTCTTGCTTCATTTAATCCAGTAGCGTCTCTAATCATTTGCAAATAATAATTATAAGTACTTATCAAAGCAGACAGCTTTCCGGTACCGGCATTATTATTTATTTCTTGTATAGGCACTCTTCCTGGATTCATATCGCCTTCAGATGTTAATGATCTACCAATTATACTACCTGTTTGAAAAAACATATTTAATGCTTCTTGCGGGCTATAATTAGTTCCATTACCTAAATCTATTTCAGCAAGACCGTCAGCGTCAACATAAACACCATCAGGAACCATACGTGATAACACCTGCTGTATTTTTAAATGAGTTAACTGTATCATATCAGCAAACCCGGTTATTCTACCAACTAGCGATTCAATTCTGCCATTATATATTCTAGGCGCAACTAAAGAATAATTTAATTTAACTTTATTAATATCGCTTTTTTCTCTAAGCATATTATCACATAATTGCCATTTTAATAATATATTAGAACCAGGAACATAAACACCTTCATAAAGCACCTCAATATTTTTTGCTATTTTTTCAAATCTTAATCCTTCTGTTACGGGTGGATTAAAAGCGTCGGATTTTTTAATTATTTTTTCTGCACCTGTTGCAGTTTCCTTTACTTTATATACTTCGTTCATGTACGTTTTATAATTAAAATACATAAGCTGAACGGAGTTATTATCCTTATTATTTATTTGTGTGTTAAATTTATTATAAACATTATAATCTTGACTGCCTTGTTCTGATATTTTTCTTAACTCCTCGTCTGTTAAATTAGGAAACTCCTTTTTTAATTCATTTATTGTTATATTTTTTATTTCTCCAACATAATATATATCATCAAAAAATGGCGACTCTGTATAAGAATATACAATATTTGCTGGATCTACATAATCAATTTTAATACCTTCGGAGGTTGAAAATGTATTTTTAACACAACCAATACCTAAAACTGCTAAATCATAAAAAAATCTTTTTTTAGTTAATTCATAATTATTTTGATTAAACACAGTTTGAATAGCTTGCTCTTCTGCAATTTCTATAGACTGCTTATAGTTAAGCTGCATGTGTAATTGTAGCTCTTCTTCATTTTCAGGAAGTTCATCAGCAGGAGAGTTATATATGTTTATACCAAATTGTTCATCTGCAAAGTCAGATATTTCTCTAGTCATCATATCAGACATTATGCCTTCCATATAATCTGTTCTTTGCTTAACACCAAAAGGATCTTGTGAATATGCTTTTACGTCATAAGTTCTTTCAGCAATTCCATTAACAACTATATCAACAAATTTAGGAACAATTGGAACAGGCTTCCAGTCTAAATTAAGATATGATAAATCACCATTTATAGATAATTCATCTTTATA